AAATGTACTTGAACGGAATCTTATCCTGGTTTTTAAGAAGAGCATCGTTTTTCTCTAAAAATTCCTCAATGCGTTCCTCTTCACTACGCGGAGCAATGTTCCATGTATCGAGATATCCATCATACATGGCATCCATATTGAAAATTCTGTCAACGGGGTACTTGACAGAGTCAATTTCTCCGTTGACGTCCAAGCCAAGGTGGACGTTCTTATAGTTCTTGATGCTGTCTGTCAAGGATTTGAATTTTCCTTCAGGAGTATCGGGATTGCTGTACTTTTTCACGTACTCTTCCGTTAACTCCTCCGTCATGGCCAATGTAATCCAGAACTGGAGCCCGGAATACTCAAGGCTCGCTTTCTTGATTCTCTCCATCGTCCGTTCAGCCCAGCCGGTGGGATTAGCAAGATAATCCACTACCAGTTCATCGGCATTTGTGGATGTCAGGCCAAAGCAAGACCCGTTTCCAATCTCATCGACAATGCTGTCAATAGGGCTGCGATAATTCTTATACCCCTTTATTATGCGACAGAAAGCGTTCTGTCGTGCTGTCTGGTCGTAATAACCGCCCTTGAGAATTTTCTTCTTGTCTTCTTCTGTCACATTCTCTCGGAACATATCGAACAGCTTCTGTGCCATTTCCTCTATGACAGAATCCGAGGTAAAAGAAGAACGGCAGAAAATCGTTTTGAAGTCCAATGTTTCATTGACGGTTTTGGCATTATCGACAACGAGGCAAAGGAAGCGTATCTCCTGGTTGAATGTTACGGGTTTATTTTCCAAGGTTCCATAAAACCGCTGCCCGTACAGAACATCTACCTTATGCTCACCATAGGCGAGCGGTATGCGCATAAAACGGTAGTAATACTCGGACAGCTCACCGGAATCAAGAATGATATTGCCTTCGAACGAAGGAGCGCCGAGCTCGAGGAACCTTTTGAATCCCTCGCGGTTGATATTGTTTGCCATGATATTTTTCCTCCTAAATACTTACTTCGTTAAGCCCTCGAATTTCGGATTTTTCCAGAGCACATTCTTCATATCACTCCTTTTCCATCTGAACAGTCCAGCCGTTCACGTCGGAATAAACCGCATAGAGCAGTGTTGCAAAATTATAGCCTCCGTCATACAGCGTATAACGAAGTGAAATGTTCAGCGCAAGAGTGCGTTCCTTGACGGTGCCATCACAATCAAGATAGCTGAATATCTTTGTCGGATGGGAAAACCATGCTTCACGTTCTTTATTGAATTTATCTTCATCGTATTCCACGACTTGCTTGAAACACGAATCAAACGTAGCAAGCTTGACCGACGAAAATACATCAGCCATCATCCCACACTTTTCAATCAATTCATCAGGCCATTCGACTTTGATGATTGCTGCACCATCGCGCAGTTCTTTCAGTTCTTTGCGGGGGCTCAGCGAGACATTGTAGCGTTCACTGAGGAAGGTGAACAGCCAGGACCAGTCAATGACTTTCAGGAAGTTAGATACTTCCTTGGAATCCATGAAAATTTTGATTTCTTTCCGTGCCATAGTTTTATCTCCTTATTGTTATGGGGTATTTACTCCTTATGTTATCAGCGATTGTTTTTTAATTCATAAAATTCCAGTTATTGCCCAACCATTCACACCAGCCTGTGGTGGAGGAGGAACAATTTTTGCTGTCCGCGCAGATATGATTCAGCAGCATTGCCAAGTGAAACTTATCCAATGTCCGAATCATTTCGAGATTTGTCTTATCAGACTGCACGATTATCATGTCAACGTCGGTTTTCGTCTTGATGTACGACACGGCTTCGCCCATCTTTTTGAAAAAAATTCCGCAGACCGGGACAAAGTATCCAACCTCGATGGAAAGCTCTGCCAAAAGACGGTAGCTGTCAGCAGTGTTCGTCCTCTGGAAAAGTTCATCGAACTGAGCGCGAATTTTCTTCTCATCGTTTTTCCCAATGTCATTCAGGTCAAAGATGTATTCCTGAACAATGAACCCATTATTAGATTTCGTGGGCACATATGCTTTGTAACAGGATGCATCAATCTGTTTCATGACAATCGGAAAGTCATGGGAAGATGTGGAATAGAGACGTGCTTTATCGACTTCCTTTTTCAGCTTTTCCAGCAGCTTTTCAAGAACAGCCTTGAGATATTCGGCGTGCTGATGGCAGGTATCCACTTCTGTCTGGAACATACCGGTGTCATCTTTGAGCCGCCCGGTTTCCCAAGCTTTGTCAAAGACGCACTTGAGTTTCTGAAACTCGGTTGCATCCAAGTTGTCGTATTTCCCGGACTTCGTTTTAGCCTCAAAAATGGCGATTGCTTCACGCACTTCACTGTACGAATCAAGTATCAACTCAAGGTCCTCCAAAAAGAGTTTCTTGTTGATGTCGATGGAGTAATTGATGTCGGTAATGCGCAAGGTTATGGTTTTTGCTTTTTCTTCGACATCAAACCCCATTTCCCGGCAGATATCCGGGAACTGTTTCAGATACATCATATTTTTTCACCTCAAACTTTCTCAGCGATATCTTCGCCGTATACCATGCTCGGGTTGGAACCGTTGTCCAATTCGGCAACATAGCTAAAATCAACAGTTAATGTGTTTGTCGTAGGCAATTTCTCCTTTCCAAGTAAAAAAGCAGGCCCGCCAAAATGGTGGGTCTGCTTGTTGTTTACAGATTGTGAATTGTACGGTGGCAAATGCTGCTAAGTGGAATGTTATCTATCGTACACTTCCATTCTATTCGGTTCGCACAAACATGCAAGTGAAAATGGGCCTTCCCAAAAGGAAAGCCCACTGTATCGGCATTGCTGATACTCAGATAGCTGCACAGAAGCTCGCAAGGCGTTGCCACAGCAAGTAGTTATCGTAACTCATGCGTACCTTTTCCGGCACGCCTGTAACGAGATACCACTTATGTGCCTTAGCCTTGATGTTCGAGATGCGCTGCTGTTCACTGCGCGTAAAGGCTTTGCTGAACATGCGGCGTCTGCGCCCGGAATTCCAGTATGCACCCTCCATAGTCTCGCAGATAAGAGCATAGGCAAGTTCGTTCTGAACATCGTCATGGGTCAACTCGATAATCTTACCCATATTCAGGCACCTACCTTTCGGCTGGACTTCTCGCGGCTCTGATGCACCATGGAAAGCGCATAGTCGAGCGCAGCAGCATCATCCGGCAGATAGGTGACGGATTTGAGTTCTCCGTACTCGCTGTGATGGCGCGGGATGGTCTTGGGTCTTTCCGTAACGACCGTCTCCTTCTCGAAATGCAGAGCAATCCGATTTGCAGGAACGGCATACCGTTTCTGCCGCTCGCATTCCTTGAAATAGTCGATGGGCGTTGCGAACCCCAAGGGTTTTCTGCCATCAAGTCCCGTAACGGTGACGACATACGCCTTGATGCCTTTCGCTTCCCGTCTCTGCTGGTCCGCATAGTAGTGGTAGGAGATGTACATCGGCGATTCCTTCAAATACGCGTTAGATTCCCGCGCAATGTAGGTCCCGCTTTCCCGGCAAAACCACAGAAATGTCTGAGGTTTACCGTCGGCTTTCGCTTCCTTTGCGGCTTTCTGAATGACCTTTGTGTCGAGGTCAAAGTCCGACTGATATTGTTTTGTTACCTGCTTCATCGCAGATTTCAGTTCCGGTAAAATCGGAATCATAGTATTATTCATAATTATGGAGCAGGACACCCCATCTATAGCCGTAAGGCTTAGGTGGGGAGGAATGCATTTCTTAGAAAAGACTAAGATACAGCGTTTCCTGCTTACCTCCTTTCAGTATTTAGATGATTTGTATCCATGCTCCCGCATGGCAAACGACTTGAACTTTGGAAATTGCTACTGACTTACTTTTCCCGTTGACGGGAATCAAAAGTCTTGTGCCTTTGTTATGGCACCCGCTTGTAATGTACGTTTTACCTTCGAGACGCACAGTGTCGTATGGCTGAATTGCATAGCGCTGCCTTCTTATAGAGCGACGACCCCTCGATACCTTTTTGTTGCGGTACTTGTGCAGGTTTTCGGAATCTTTTTTGTGGTCGCGGCTGATTCTGCCGTTAAAAAGTTCCTTGCCTTTTGCCTTGTTACCAGTGCGAGCGTCAATATAAGTGGCATCGTAGAATTTTTCCAGCACACGATTGTTACGCTTTATCTTTTCGTAATGTACGAATGTGCAGCGACGGCTTGGATGAAGTTTACCCATTGCGTATGCATCATTATTATGACTCTTTTCAAGCTGAAGCGCGATGCGCTTTTCTTTTGTCATTGCGCCATAAGTGATGGTCACAAATTCTTTACCGAATGTGGCGTACAGTGCATTTACTATCTGCCAGCGAATAGCGTTCATAAACGCTGCACCTGTAAGGTTGGCAAACTTTTTGTCTTTACCAAAACCGAAGAGTTTACCTCCCTTTTGATGATTAGCTGGCGTATGGCATTTTTCACACGCTGTAACCAATTCATCAAGCTGATAGCCATGTCTGCCTTTCCAGTAGAACATGTGGTGCATGTGCAAAATAGCACCATCCGTAATTTTGCGTTTACAAACCTGGCATGTGTAATTATCACGGTAGAACACCGCTTCACGCAAGGTTGCCAAGTTGTAGCGCGGGCCTTTCTGGTAGTCTGCGCCTTCTGGCTTTGCTTCACCTTTCTGGATAGATTGCAGCAGCATCGTGTCAAAAGAACCAACCTCAACAGTTGCATGAGTAATCGGAATCACAGATACATACCGTTCGATAAGGCTGATGTTCAACTGCTTCTTATGCTCCAGAGAGGGGGCAAGCCAACCTTCATCACGCTTGCGGTTATCGAAACGCGGTTTACGGTAACGCAGTCTGTTTCTTCGGGAACGACGCATCTTGCGACAATCATCGTGATGTTCCTTCTCATCCTGCAATGTATCATATTGAGCAGATACATATTCGCGAGATTTGCTTTTTGCGCTGATACCGATGTAGTTGTAACCTACATCCTCGCAGATTTCGATGGGTTGGGTGTTTGTTTTGCTGTCATACAGCAGCTGGATGGTAAAGGGATGGTGTTTAACAATTTTCGCTTTTCCGTCTTTCAGAAGTCGGCGTACCTTGCTAAGACGGAAGGTAGGCATTAAGCGTTCACCATTGTTGCTGAGAACACAAACGCAAGTGTTCATGCAAGATACTCCTTTCGTTAAATAGTAATGAAACTATAAGTCAGGGCTTGCGCCCTGTGGTCCACTTCGCCAATGTTATGCACTGTTTTAGCCTTTCGGCATGGCAACCGCACGTCTCCTACCCTTAGAGATTTTTAACGTAATACATATCAACGGCTTGCGTCATTGACACATACACTGCCCGCAGAGCCCGACACTTGTGGAGCATAATCGGGGTGCCTATATTATGAAGATGATTGTTCATCAAATGCATAACGGAGTTCGCAGCAACCAAAGTTGCCGTTCACCAAGGCTAACCAACCGGGCTTACGGGTTTCCCGGCAAGCCCCGTCTATAACCGGCGAACCGGTTTAGGCGGGGTTGTTGACTTCAATTCCCCTTTTAGTACGCTGTGAGCTTGGAAATATCCATGTCATAGCGTTCATATTTGTGGATGTAATCGAAAACGGTGTTCATCTGTGCCTGAGTTGCGGTTTTGGTGGCGTCCATATCGAGAAATGTTTTTCCCAAAGACGGATTACGAACCGCAATCCAACCGCGCCGGTACAGGTAATCGAGACCCTTCCCGCTCCAATCATAGGCCATGTCTAAGACTTCCTTATCAGAGAGGTTCAGGCGTATTCTGTTTTGCATGATGATGCGCCCCGCAAGAGCCGCATGTTCTCCGAACTCGCAAGGATACCATGTTCCGTCCGGAGCAATCATGCCGTATTCAGATAACTTCTGGATATTGTTAGATTCGTTCACACAAATAACCCCTTCGCTGTCAGGTGTTGTTGTCCAAAAACTCCTGGCATTCGGTATCGTTCATCACGAACCCGAAATACGCCACACGCTTAACGGTCGTCTCCCAGACGCGCATCGTGCGACTCCGGGGCTGTACGACCCAGGAATGACAACGCCAAAGCCCGTCCTCGGAAAGAGCGTACCCGGTCGCAATAGAGCAGTGACCACGGTTTGCATCCCAAAGATAAGCGGAATTCGCGTGACATTGACTGGGCTGACCCTTGCGCATATAGCTGCTGCCATAGAAGAACTGCCCCCGACTGAGTGTTTTTACGGCGTCTTCGTCGTAGGCAGTCATGCAGACCTCATCTCCGCCGAAGCTGAGAATCTTGTCATGCAGTGCTTTCATGGCATCGAGCATCTCCTTGGAGAATCTCGATTCGCCGTTATATACCTGATGGCTGTCAATCCACCGCTTCCAGTCATCGCTCATCGGATTCCAGTGGATGGGTGCGGGCATCTGCTCGGGTGCTGTGATGGGTTTCAGGCTATTCCAGCCTTTTCGTGTAAGTGTCATCTCGTTACCTCCGCTGGTTTCAGGAGTTTATCGATTCTTGCAATGATTTCATCGCGCTTCTCTCCGCTCGGAATCGAGTCACTGTGACCCTTATCCGTGAGAAGCGTGTCGAACATGGCAAGAATTTCATTCGGATTGACCGGCTTCTCGGCAGAGGCACGAAGATAGGCTTCGATATCTTCCACGAGATTCCAGTATTCCATGCCATACAGCATCGCACTGTTTTCGTTGCTATGCCGGTCTTTTTCCTCGCTTGCATCACTGCAAACGATAGGAAGTTTTATCTCGGCGAGATAATCGTCAAAGATGTCCGCAGTATAAGCGGCGAGCCAGCGAATATTGGTATTCATGATTTTTCCTCACTTTCTTTCAGCTTTTGCCGCAAGCATCATCCCGCAGCATTTGTTCAGGCAAATAACACTGACCACGAGCAGCGCAATATTGCGCAGCGTGAAGGACTGTGCCAAAGCACTGATGCTCAGGAAGATGAAGAGAACAAACAGGACAGCTAAGGTTTTGAAGATGGTATAGATGATTCTGTTCATGGTAATGCTCCTTTTTTGCTCCGGTTATCGAAGCATGTCAACGATTTTTCCTACCAACTCATCATTGGTCACGAACTGGTTGCGGCCCCTGGCACCGAGCGATACAGAGGAGTAATCCTTCATATCGGCGGCATAGCGAACCATATTCTTGTCGGCAATCGGCTGATAGCAGGACCGTTCTGTGGTCACATACACGCATTTCCCGTTGAGGATATTCATGATGTGTCCGTAGCAGCCCGTCTGCTTGCCGTTGCGCTGCATGTTTTGCAGGTTATGCGTCAGCATCAGACCGTCGTTCTCCTTCTCAGCGCTGGAGAGCATAGACAGTAGTTTTCGGGTCTTATACGCAGTGTTAGTCATGGTAGATTCCCTCATTTCTTTAGAAATACTTGTAAGCAGCGTTCAGCCGCTTGTTGTAGAGTTGTAAGGTGGTCAGGTTCCCGCAATAGACCTTGCTGGACGAGATAGGAACATTCACCCCGGCTTCCATGTGCGAGAAGAACATCGCAAGACAATCTTCTACACTGTCGCTCGTGGTGAGTGTCTCGTATACCGGATACGAGTACCCCGCTGCCTGACTGTATGTTGCATTGAGCTCATGGACAAAGAATTGGACCTGACCGGACACGGAACTTGCATCCAAACCCGATGCATAGCACCAGTTCAAGAGATTCGTCTTACGGCCGTGTGTCCATTGCAGAAGCCCATAGCCTCCGTCGTTCGGATTCTCGGCAGTAACACGAAGCCCGCTCTCCATTGCCATGCACCCCATCACAGCTGCAGTGCCGGCCTTAGAAAGACCTGCATCCCGCAACGCTGTATAGATGGCGTATTCATTGTCAGAAAGGTTCTGAGGCATCGTGTCCGTCACAGGTTCTTCTGCCGGTTCCGCCGCAGTCTCTGCCGTCTCGACAGAAGGCTCAGATTCGGGCTCTGTCTCGGTCACCTCCTGCTCAGGTATAGGCAGTACCGGCGTGAAAGGCGGCTGAGCGTTGAGTTCACGAAGATGAACCTCCAACGGCGTGACATACTCGATATCGGAATCATCATCAGATGACTTTACCGGCGCAGCATACGCAGGCGTCGAGAAAAAGCAGGCTAAGCAGCCTATGATGGTGATGATGCTGAGCATAAAAGCGGTGGTCCCGGCATAGAATTTCTGTTTGTCGTTCATTTTCATTTGTGATTACTCCTTTGAATAAAAGTTCCCGCCGACAAAAGCTGTCTGGCGGGATGTGATTGATGTTCGGTTGTCGGAAAAACTTCATGCTTCACGGACTACGATGGCGGTATATCCGCTGTTGGCAAGATACCGATACGCTGCATCATAGGCGTCGCCGAGCGTTGGGGCTTTGACATACCCGATAAAATCGGAGCAGATAACCATGCCGGAAAAACCTGGGTTACCGGCATAGATGGCGAAGCGGGTGTTTTTCTTGGGATTGCGATTAAACATAGCGGACCTCCTTGCAGTCGCGTTCAAAAAGATGGATACGGATTTCTGAAAACAAAAAAAGCAGACCTACCACGAATGGTAAGTCTGCCTAATTTGAAAACAGAATTGTGAATGATGTACGCCCGAAAGATTCGGCTGTGTAGAATGTTATCTATCGTACAATACCAATTCTATGCCGTTCGCAAGGATACGCAAGAGAAAAACAAAAAAAGGCGAAGTCTTCCGAAAAAGACTCCGCCATGGTTTTGTGTACGATTTTTGCATTTCAGTGTTGTTATTCACGGCACATTTCTCGCATCTTATTCTTCTTCAAGCCATTTCTTAGTAACATCGAGAAGGCATTTTCGGAATTCAGGAGCGGGCTGCATCGGAATCGAAGACCACTGAGAATCGAGAACGACAGGGTATTCGTACTGATTGCCGTTATGCGAAAACGGTATGAACTGAACTTCTCCGTCCACGAGCCATAGCTTTTCCGTTTTGATGGGGTCGATGTACTCCGTCAGCCAGCATTCGTGCGTGACAACGGAATCCGCCACGAAATACTTTGTCTTATCGTCCAGTATTAGTGCTGGATTGTTATCCTCGACACAATACACTCTTCCGACGAACGGCAGGAGCATCGTCTCGGCGGCGTGTTTCGCGCTTCTCCCCTGCCGAATTTCCGATAGCAGGAAACTCGATATGAAATGCGGGATACCGATGCCGGTCAGGCAGTCATCGAGTGTGTGTCCGGTACAGATTCTCGGTGTTTCCTGGTCCTCCCCCTTCATCCGATTCGTAGGGATTTGCGGAACGACCTTGTCCGGCAAGCATCCGGTATTCGCCATGAGATGAAATAGTATCTGCATTATGGGACTTACTCCTTCGGCAGTTTCTTGCGAAACGGGTCAAGGTCTCCTGGCCTATAGACCGACTTGACGTAGGATTTGATGTCGTCTTCTTCAAGGCTCTCAAAGAGATTCAGCCAGCATTCGGCTTCAATCCGCATCTCGCCGCCCATTTGATACGCTTTCTCGCACTGCACCAAATCAAACTGAAAATCGTTCTTGTAGCGGCAGTTTTCGGCTGCTTTTGCAAATTTCGTAAATGTTCTGGTATTCAAGGTTTACCTCCTTTTCTGAAAATGGAAACAAAAAAGCAGACCCTCATTTCGAGAGTCTGCTCTAAGCACATAACAGATTGTGAATCTACCGGTATGGGGAATCAGAAGATGGTATCTATCATGCACTTACTATTCTATTCGATTCGCACAACTGTGCAAGGGAATTTTTGAGATGCGGCTACGCTTTCGATGGTTTCCCCGCAGCTACGCTTCCTGCTCATTCAATGGCGGCAGCTACGCTTTCGATGTCGTCTGCGTTCAGGTTGATGTATTGCCACGATTGCGGGGCGCGTTTCAGGTGCAGCTGATGCATGGGCAAAGAGAGCTTACGGACGTTTGAGATGTTCCAGCCATACAGCATGCCGGTTTTGTTGCCATACTCGAACAGCGCGGCTATATCGATACAGCTTTCCCGGATAAACTTATCCGCCATACCGGACAGCTTTTCGCCGTCTGCATAGTAAGGAGACAATCCTGTCAGGCAGTTCAGCTGGTCGATGTCCTCGCAGGTAAAGACCCCGATGATTTCCCCTGCACCGCCGTTCGCCTTCGTCTCATAGCAGAATACAGCGAATGGAAACGAGATTTCCCAAGGCCGAGATTTGCGGACTTCGAGAGTCTTTTCACCTGCTATGATTTTAGAGAGCCATTCACGCTTAATCGAAATGACGACCGCTTTGCCGTCATTTACCGCGAGTGCATTTTTGAGAACCGTCACAACTCATCACTCCTCATATTCGTAGTCACAAAAGCTGTTGACCTTTCCTTCTGTCTGTTCGTATTCGGACATAAATTTTGCGACAGCCAACTCGAAGTGCCCACGGCTGATACCGGTGACATCCGAAAAATCGAGGAATGCGTGCTCAAAGTTGCTAACCATAGCCACGAGAATGTACGATTCAAGTTCCTTGGAGAATTCTTCCGGAGTGCCATCGAAATGGATGGTGACATCCTTAGATTCGTCGTCAGGGTCAAGATAATTCGAAACAGCCTCATCCTTCGCACTGGAGAAGAACCCATCGACATTGTCACTCACTCGCAGTTCAGCGGAATCGCTAAGCGGTACATTCAGCCCACCTGCAGCTTCCGATTCGGCCATCAGTTGCATAACATAGTAGCGAAACATGAGGAACGCGCACACACCCGTAGGCTCAAAATTCTGAATGACCTTTTTCAACTGCACCTGACGGTTGTTTACGACTTTGTAGTTTGCTTTCATCAAATCTCCTTCTTTAAAAAATGCTTTACAACGCATGAATATTTGATTTGCCGGGTGCAAACATCAGCGGCTCGTCCGTTACTTTCAGAACGGTGCCGTCCCCTTGCCTGCACGCATACAGGATTGCTTTGAGCATCTCATAGGCAAGTTTGCTGTTGTAGGCAAGCCCTGCGTTTGAGATGCCGAAATTACCATTCCATCCAACCCTGAGTTTTCTCAGCTGTGGAATCAGAAGGTCACGGGCTTCCGCTATGCCGATGCCGCCCCAACGAGCGTCATGATACGCCTGCAGCTGCGGTTTGTTGTCGGTATCAGCTATATCGAGAACCTCATAGATGATGCTGAACTGTCCCATTAGGATTCTGGAATACGCATCGAGGATGGCAGCAGCTTTTACCCAAGCACTTTCATTCATGTCGATGCGCTTAGTATACGGGGTTTCCTTGTTCCCTACCTCGATATCCGCTGCCGCGAGCGCAGTCTGATAGATTTCCCCTGCTGCGTTTTGCATGGTAGGCACGGGAGCTGTGACCTTAAAGTCGGTAAATATCATATGCGCCTTTTCGATATCCACATCATTCACACCGTAGGCGTCCCCGACCTCTTTGCAGATGGAAGAAAAGTTGTTGCCGTAGAATGTCTGCATTACCTGCATGACATGCAAAAACAGCTGATACTGCTTTTCGGTCATTTCAAAAATCATGGCGCACCTCCGTTACTTTATTAGCATTATACCACAAATGTGTATTCAGTACAACCATGAACGCTGATTCGTAACAAATAAGATACAAACAAAAAAGTGCCTCTAAAATCCTCGACTGAAATCGAAGATTTTAGAGGCAGTGGCGCTCATGGAAGGATTCGAACCTTCGGGCGATTTCTCACCGGCGGTTTTCTGGACCGCTGCCATCGGCCACTCGGCCACATGAGCATATGGCGCAGAGAGCGAGATTCGAACTCGCAAGCCGGGGATTGACCCGACGACGGATTAGCAATCCGTAGCCCTACCGTTAGGCGACCTCTGCAGATTTGCACCCGTGTTTTTGTTAAACAATAAAGTTGACTATCGAACTCTAAACTTTACTATCTCGTTGTGGGTGCTTGTATGACCCCTGGCAGACTTGAACTGCCGACTCCAGCTTGAGAGGCTGGCGACTTGGACCAACTTGTCGAAGGGGCCTTATGGTGTGCCGGGTAGGATTCGGACCTACGAACTGTAACAGACCTGTTTTACAGACAGTTTGCTTTGACCGCTTGCATACCGGCACATATGAGGAGGCATTAAGCCTCGTGGTGCTCCCGGCTGGAATCGAACCAGCGACACATAGGGCTTCAACCTACTGCTCTACCAACTGAGCTACAGAAGCAGATGGGGACCCGTGGGGAATTCGAATCCCCAACCTTCTCCGTGAAAGGGAGATGACTTAACCAATTCGTCGAACGGGCCATATATAGCCGCAATCCTGTGGCGAGTGGGTTATGCGATGACGAGGATGTCATCAATTTTCGTATCGAGCATCGCGGCGAGAATCACAAGGTTGTCGATGGTAGGAAGTGCAGTGCCTGCCTGCCATTTGGCTACCGCCTGTGTGGAGACACCGAGCGTATCCGCCACATCCTTTACCTTGATGCCTGCCGCCTTTCGCAGTGCCTTGATATTGGCACCTGTTTGCTGGATATCGATGGTTGGAATGTTCATTTTCTTTTGCTGCCTTTCTGTATTGCAGGCAACAAAAAAACGCTGCCTGCCGAAATGAATCGACAAGCAGCGTTCGGAATGCAAATGCCGTCAGAAGACGCACCGCAGCCGTTCGAGGTCTGTTTTTGCCTGTCGATGGGTATAGGAAACAAAGCTGGATTCGTAGGACTCGAATTCAGATTCATAACTATACTCAGCAAACGACATAGCATTAACAGTCTTGCACAGCATCTTCGGTTGTCTCCTTTCGTTTCGTTCTGTTTACATTATACCACTTTTGTGGTTCTGGTCAATCAACTTGTGGTTGATGTTTATTCGCATTGACACCTCCCACGATTGAAATCGTGGGATTCCTGGGCGGCGCGGCAAGGTTCATCGCCAAGCCGTGTCTGAAACAGCGAGTTATGCGGTTTCCCACCATACGCTACGGGTGTAGCGCACAATGAGCATCCAGCCTAAAAGGTTGACCAACATACTTGTCTGCATTCCCAGTTCTTTTAAGTGCATCCTCCAAAGGGAGTTTCACCTCTTGCGAGGCAGCTCTTTAATGAGGGAGTGTCGAGCCCCCAGAAAGTTACTACTTAGAATCCAATGCTTGCAGGAAGAGAACTTCCAACCGCCTGTAAGCGCTGCTTTGTATTTTCGTGCATTCCTAAAAATGCAGGAAAAGCTGAATTAAGTGTTTCCATATTGTACTGCAAGGATTCGGTGTCTATATGTTCAAGCAGGAAGGCGGAATATAAGTCACGCTGAACTATATCGCCACTGCGGAGACGAGCCATTCGCTCAGACAGTTTCTTTTTGGTATAGCTGTTATCGGTATGGTCAAATTGCGAAGCTTTCGTTTCAAAGGTGCTGACTTTGATAACGCTGCCGCCATAACGATTAGCCTTATTACTCAGAATGGAGATAAACATTGCAGGTGCGCAACGACTTAACGATTTTCCAAATCGTTTTTTTGTATGTGCTCTACCAGTTTTTGGATTGATTTTTGTTTCTTTACTGCGCTTCTGCAGGGCTTTATAGTTCATATCTTCAACGACGAATTTGTTACCGTGGGCAAGCAATTCGTTTGCGAGAATGTTATGCTCCATTTTACGGATGTCAGCCAACTTACGGTACAGGTTACGAAGCTTCGCACGCAAGCGATAATACCTTTTGCTGTATTTCCATTCGCGCTTTTGCTTTTGTCCATGTTGCCGCTTCAACCTTTTGATTGTGCCATCCGGATTATAATATTTCGGATTTGTAGCGCGGCGCGAACGGTTCATTGCGCGAAGCGTAGCAGCAATTTCATTTACGAGGCTTTTTGCTTGCGCTCTCGCAGACGGAGCAAGTACACGAAGGTCGCAAACATCTTTACAGCTAAAAGCAATGGTTTGTGTACCAATGTCTATACCGACACGTCCCTGCTTAACAGGATGTTTTGCAACACCGTTACTGTCACACTTGATGGGAGGATAACCTTCCAAGACGATTTGGGCATAATACTTCCACTTGGTGCCGACCCATTTGCGAATTATGCGACAGTATTTAACGCCGCATTTGAGCGCTTCCTGTTGATACCATCCAGCTTGAGTATCGGGATTGCGCAATGTCAACGGGAATGTATAATCCCCATAAACAAGACGTAGTTCACCTTTGCCGATGGAAGTTTTGACTTTTGCCGTAGCAGCAGCAATTTCTTTTTCCATTTGCGTTTTTACTTCATCAGGGAGAACTACTTCTTCGCCTTCTTTGGCATCTGGCTTTCTGTACGCAGCGAAGTATTTTTCTTCAATGGAGCCTTTAATCTTCTTCTTGGCGGAGTTAATGACACTTGTTGTATGATTTGCTGGGCGAAGCATTATCCCGGTAGTATTATTCTTTCCGGATATCGAGAACACCTGCTCCAATTTCTTATAGTGGACTTCTTTTCCGTTGTCAAAGAAGAAAGATGACCACGCTGCCCAAACTGCAGTGGCGACCATCTGTGCCACATGAGAATGTAGGGCATAGTGCTTGGCATAGGGCACAACCATCGCGTGAAAGGCATTTTCAGAAAAGCGGTACTCTTTAAGCATCTTCTCTCGCTGTTTAAGAAGCGCCTTCTGTTCATCACTATCGGGAGCAGCTTTGGCGATATCCGCCATCAGCTCACGATATTTGCGTGTCTTACGCAATTGATGCCACATTTTTGTGGTTATACATACAAGCTGATTATAGATAATGCCGCACTTCTTGAATTCTTTGTACAAGAGGTCTTGTTCATTGAGACTTATAACCATCGGCAACGTCAATACAAATGACGGCGTACTATTTTTGCTCCCAAACGCCATGATTACCCTCCTCTCGTTTTTTGTTCTTCTACATAGCGTTGAATTGTAGCATTGGAAACATCGCCAGCTGTACTTACAAAATAGCTGCGAGTCCACATTTGCATAACCGTGTCAGGAAAAAACTCTTGCTTGAGTATCCTGCCGGTGGTTCCTTTAATTATTTTCATGATTTCCGCAGCGCTTAATGTAGGCGGAGCATTCACGAAAAGATGACAATGGTCGATATGACACTCCATTGCCAATATCACAATGCCGTTTTGCTCACAGATTTGGGCTACAAGCTCTTTGAATCGTGTTTCAAGCCCATCCACAAGAAACAACCTTCTCCGGTAGCGCGGGCAAAATACGAAGTGATAATTTATCATAGAAACGGTGGTTTTGGTGCGTCTGTAGTTCCTTTTCATGTATCTATTATACCACAATTCAGACAAAATCATGTTACAGATATATGAACTTTATAACACAACACCGTCACATTTCGATTATATAAATTAGCCCGGGAAAATCATTGTTGTCGGTCTTTCATCCCACGGTTGAAACCGTGGGCTTTCCCCGCCTTCATTTTGTAATGTGCAAATGCCGCCTCGTCATCGAAGCAGACGATATTCTCTCGCTGGATGCCGCAAAACGCCGATGCCGACATATTCGCACTGCCGGTGATGACTCGGACACGCTTATGGTCAGCGCTCTCCAGGATAAAGATTTTCTCGTGCGATTTCGTGTCCCGCGATACATACAGTTGTAAGGACCCGTCATTGAGGCGGTTCGCAAGGTTTCCTGCCGACTTAGACTTAGCGAGCCGCTGCACGCTGTCGATTTGCACCGACATGATGGCAGCGATGTCGGTGGCGATGATTTTCTCGCATCCGAACACGACTTCCGCATACGAGAACTTGTTGATGACCTTATTCACGAACTCGATTCCGGACGAAAAAGTGATAGCATAGAGTCTGTCGAACCCGTCAAACAACTCTTCCCAATTCGTTTCGACCGTATCAGCATATATCGCCTTCACAACACTCAGCGCCTGCGTGGAGATGCTCGCCTTTGCCTTCGTGGTATTGTTCGCCACGAGTTTGAAGGGCTTATCCGTCTGCCCATCACTGTCCCCCGTATCCTCGCCGGGGTCCAAGAGTTCTTCCGGGCCTTCCTCGGTGTATTCGGGGCTTTCCGATGCCATCATGTCCATTAGCGACATCTGATTTTCCAAGTCGTTTGCTTTCCTTCGTGCCATTTTGTGTCTATCCTTCCTAAACAGATTTGGGTCATTTCTTTTGGTCGGGTATATAAGCGAGCAGTTACTTTTTTAGCAACTAATCATTCATTCATGTTTTTTGTTTTTTGATTAAGTCTGATTTAGGTATTCCTAGTTTCATTCTACCACTTTAGCTGTCCCATTGTCCGGACTTTAAACCACTCGACGCAAGTTTTATCCGCATCAGCCGGATTTCATTCGTCTTTTCTTGTATCCTCTTCGCGTTTCGTTTAATTTCGTGTTGTTTCATGAATACAAAAAACAGCCGCCATATTTATAGCAAATACATCCTTGCATCGCTCTTTTTGTTCTCCAATTCCCATTGTATGCAATTCGCACGGCTGTGCAACTGCCCGTAGAATATCAAAGTGCTGGTAAAATCGGCTCGCTTCGCCACTGAATCGCTGTATTCACAAAACAATAAGCCGTCCACCAGAATAGGTGAACGGCGTATACTTTTACAGCAGTTTATGCCTGCGTTGCTTCTGCTTTCTTTCCGTTGTATAAGGCGGCGACCATATCTACCGCCTCATCCATCGACCGGCACTGGTAGCTGACGACCGTGCCGTTTCCGACCAGCATGTTACCGCTGCGCCAGAATGCCTTCGAGTCAGTTGTATAAATGATGCTGCTCTCCACACGAAGCTCCACACCGCTGTTCGTCATGACCGTTTGCATTGTTGTACCTCCTAAAATCTTCGACCACCGTACAGCCCCACGACCGTACCCAGTGCTTCGTCTTTCGACTGACAGTTGTAGCTGATGACTTTGCCGCTGCAGGTCAGCATCCTGCCGCAGAGGTTGTAGGTCTTGCCGTCCGATGCAATGAAGAGATTACCGCAGCAATTCACCGTCACGCCTGATTTCGTATATACTACCATGCTCTCACCGCCTTTACTGGTTTTGTTTGTTTTGCGCTGTTACCCTTTAGCCCGCCGTATTTTGCCAAGACGAGACACAGGGCGTCTCGAATAGTCTCAGCATGCCCATAGACATGCCCATCGTCACCAATGACTTTCGCCCCTTGCAGCCAGTAGGATGTATCGTCAGAGGCAAAGACCGTGCTGCCGTTGAGGACCAGCGTTACGCCTGATGCAGTTTCGATTTTTGCTATGCTCATATTCGTTTTGCCGCTTTCCTGCTGCGTTCTTCTGGTTACGACACCGAATTTGATACAAAGACGATGCCTTTATTTTTGTTTATTAACGTACATTTTGATGGTTTTGCTTTGCTGTTATTGTCAAAAACATAATTGTCTGGTATCCCATTGTGTAAGCCTCTTGATGCCACCATGACGTTTAGTTTTCCATTCGCCGCCATAAGCGCACCGGGAAGGATACGATTCAGTCTTTTGTTTGTAGGCTTATGTTCCTTAACAACGAGTTTGTCCGTTGTGCCGCCATTGTTGCGATACTCTTCCAAGCTGTCTGTTTCTTGTTTAATGGCCTTGTGACGATTTGTCGCAACCAACTTCTTATCAAGATAGTATTTTCTCTTTACATTTTGTTGTTGGCAAACCTGACGGTCATGCCTTCTGAATTGCTTCAATTCATAGGGAACACGACTATTGATTGTATTGTCAAAGCAACCGTCCGGTAGAACGGAGCAGGCAATACAATAGGCATCCAACCAGTGGTCTTTGCTTACGCTGTGTGCTGCACGGTAATCGTATGTACTTTTTCCCGTTGTCACATAAAAGTGACCTTGAAAACGAGAACCCAACTCATACGTAAGCGCCGGGATGATTTGGTTCAACACACTCAATGCGCCATACTTTTTATTGAGACCCTGCTTCTTTTTTGCAAGTTCTTCTTTTAACTTGTCATCCTTATGTATAAGGTCGTGGTGTTCTGCACACAATCCAACGATGTTAGCAATAGTGTCGCTGCCGTTTTCGCTTCTTAGAATCACATGATGATAATGCTCTATCGTCTTCTCGCAAAACAGGCAATGATGGTCTTGCTGTTCAGAAACAGCGTTTTCAAGGCTGCCCTTTTGATATAGAGGACCTTGTTGATATTGCCACTTCTGAATATTGGGATTGTCCAATGCCATAAGCGCAAATTTGTTGATTTCGAGTACAACATCACTGATAGGAAGAAATTTGCAAATCTTTTTCACAAAGTTGACATGCGTCAGCAAAAGCTGATTGGCAGTAGGTGTAAGCCACCTAGCGGGTCTGACTCGGTTGTTAAATCGCGCTTCCTTGTTCTTGATGCCAATGCAAAGGACGGAATTCTCGCAACCGGGCAGATTGCGTTCAAAAACACCTATCGTTTGAGCACGCTTACTGATATTACCGCCTTGCGCCGTGTCTTGCTTCTTGCACTTTTTGGATAAAGTTCCGTGTGCAGCGGCGCGGCGCTGGCGCTTGCAGCGACGGTAATGTCTGCGCCCCTGACGGTGTTCTTTGCGTTTCGCCATCAGTTTGGGAATTTCCTTATTGCGTGTTTCCAGATGAGCAGTAAAGACCGCAGTACCGTCCACTTTGACTACTGCGACTCCGATATTGGTTCTGCCGGGGTCGATGCCTAAATAGAGGGGCTGCACCACATCATCCGTTTCGTACACCAGTTTAATGGTAAACGGATTTGTTCTAACGACTCGTGCTTTCTTCTCTTTCAGAAGGTGACGGATATGACCACAGCGAGTCGTCGGCATCAAAGGTTTACCGTCTTTGTTGAGCACATATACAGTAGCCATATACGCTACCTCCTTTACGATAAATCTCTTCTGCCGAAGCAGAAGGTTGTGTAACCCTTGGCTAAAGATACTTACTAAGTAGAGCTGCATACTGGGTTAACATCTGCAGGTACATAAGTATCCAATGCCTGCGTCCTACATGCTGGTCAAGATTGCTCCTGTACCGCAGGTAGGACTGAAGTCTTGCTGTCCTGCGTCATGCTGTATGCTACCGCCATCTTTTGTCCGAACCGCATGACCTGATACAGCATCTGGTCGGCTTGGTCTGAGAACACGGCTTTCGTTTTTACGGTCGCGTTAATTTTCTCCGCATAGACTTCTTCTCGGTTCATGGGCTTATCCTGCGCAGGCTTTTCCGATTCCCGCCGCTTCTCCCTGTATCGGAACGCAAAGTACCCGCACAGGAGCAGGAACAGGACTGGTGCCGCGTATTTCGCCAGAAGCACAAAGAACAGCGGTGCGCCGTGCATATACTCAATCGCGTAGTAGGTATGGATATACGCTTCGACCATATACACGGCAGCTGCTGCTACGATAAGTACGCATATACAAAACATCTCAGCCCATCACCCTTTCCTTCTCAGGCAATCCTCGCACACGGTTCGGAAACAATCTGCAGACGGTCTTTCATGTTTCGGAAGCGGCTTTACCGCCTGAATATGAAGTTTCGCGCCCTGTTCCGGGGTCCTGCCGCAGACAACGCACCGGAACCTGTCCCGCTGCAAAACCTCATACTTGATTTGCGAGGATGCCTGCCTCCGCTCGTTTTCCCGCTGCTGGCGTTCCCGTTCGTGCGCCTTAGCGAGTCTTACGAATTCCTTAGCCTCTGCCATCGAATAGGTCTTAGACTCCTCCATCGGCTTGCCTTTATGCGGCGTATACTGCTTCACCGCAATGAAGGTCGTCTCTGTCACGGGAGTGCCGAACACCGCTGCATTGACCAGCTTCTTCTCATAGTGCTTATACAGCCAGAAAGGGCTTCTTCTCCCGCAATCATTGTCCTTCTCGGTCCAGTTGGGGATGCTTTTGAGTTCTTCCTTATATGCCGCAAACTGAATCACATTCGACTGCGCCCATCCGAAAACCTCTTCAAACTGGGGAATCTTTTTCCGAACAGTGCCCATGAACAGCTTATCGAGGGAAGCCTCCTCGAACTCTTCAAGGGATTCGAGCGGGTATTCGAGACGAATTTCCTCGTCCACATCATAGAACTCATATCCCTGATTGATTTCCTCAACGCCCGCCAGAATCTCGCTGGTATTGCGCACATCCTTTTTGGCGGCAGAGACGACGAGAAGCCATATACCGGCCAAAACAGCCAATGCGACAACAATTACCACGGCAATCGTCACCGGCGACATTACTGCTATCTGGTCCTCTACCCAAAACGAAAACTCTTCCGGCATATCAATCAGCCAGTCTATGAAATGCATCGGTTTACCGTACATTTGTGATTCCTCCAAAATTCCAGAACTGTCTGGATAATCTTTTTCTGATAATTTCTGTGCGGACAACACCGCTATGACTGCCCTTGATTTTCATTATCTGCAATTCGCACAAATCGGCAACTTTTTCGCGTAAAAACAAAAAAAGCAGCCATCCGTGATGGATGACTGCAAAAAATATCGGTGAATTTCGGAAAAATGTTGCAAACGGCCTTGCAAACCCCCAGAAAAATGTCGCAGCGCTTAGAAATGTGCCTGGTCACCGTTGCTTTTCGTTTGAGTACGGAAATGACAGAAGAACGCTCGTGTTGAACACATATTTTTTTTGAGATTCGCACCTATTGTTTCAGGTGTTTTCTCGGATGGCATCGAGGATGTCCTTCTTTGTGCCGCGCACCGAACAGCCATTATCCTCAAAGGCAGCAAACAGCGTTTGCACGAATTTCTCGTTCTCATCTTTCGAGATGTCTGGCATCCAGAAAGAGTAGTCACCATCGCCGTATCTGAAGACGATGCCTTCAATTTTCGGTTTCTTGCTCATAGTGTCTCCTTTCTTTCCGTTCTGAGCATTCATTTAGCATACACGTTCGCAGCCAGCACCCCAACAGCGATAATACCGGTCACGAACAAAAGCGTGCAGGCGAACATAACGCCGAATGAAAGCGTGAGGTATGAGATTTGTTCGACCATGCTCAGCAGATGAATTTTGTCCGTTAATTTGTCAATTTCATCTACATCCGTCAACTGCTTCTGACGCTCCCCCGCCATGAGCAATGCCTCATAAGCACCGCCGAAACTGAATTCATCGTCCGACAGCGGCTTGCTTTTGGTCTGCATCATGAGGTCTATCAGTTTTTCTTCGAGTTCTGCTTCCTTTGCGCATTTTTCCGCGTCTTTCTCATCCAGCATCTTGCCCGACACCTTGTAGCAAATGAACGATGCAATGCAAAGCAGCGCTGCAATGACAAGCGAAAAAATGAAAATCATGATTCTACCTCGAGAGGAAGCTGCTCAAACGGCAGCGTAAGATAGTTATACAGGGATTCGGCAGTCGGCATATCGTAGCGCATCCGGCGACCATCTTCGAGGTCGAACCAGATGCATTTGCGGACATCCTCATACAGCCACCACTCAATGGTGTCCGCCTTGTCGTCCAGTTCTTCTTTGAGGATGCGGAGCAATGCTGCAAGATACAGATTGTCAGCATCGAACACTACTGCCGAGTCGCAGATTTTGCCGAGCGCATGGTCAAATTCCGAAATTTTCCGGTCTTGCTCGTCAACTACCCCCACCTGAAGGAGGGGGCTTGTAGTCCCGCAGGACTCCAATTTTTTCGCCACTCGACGGATTGTTAGGCACGGTTACCGTCCGTGCGACCGAGTACAATGGGCGTTCACCGCTGTTGCATGGCGGCATAGCTGGGGTGAGAATTGGATTATGCGGGATATAGTCCCAATAATCCCAAATTGCGAATGTTTATGGCAGCGTTGTGGTCGCGGTTATGTGTTGTACCGCAACTGCTGCATGTCCAGCTTCTGTCTGCCAGCGTGAGGTCATCTTTTACAAGACCACAAACGCTGCAGGTTTTGCTGGACGGATACCACTTATCGATTTTGGCAAAGGTCTTTCCTTGCGATGTAAGCTTATACTCAAGCATTGTGCGGAACATACCGAAGCCGTTATCATTTGTGGATTTACCAAGCTTCAGAGAACCAGCCAAGCCGCGCAGGTTGATGTCTTCCACGAATACGGCATCATACCGCTTGGCTATCGCGGCACTTACCGTATGGCAGAAATTCTTGCGCTGATTGGTTATATGTTCATGCAGAAGCTGAACTTTATGTAGTTGTTCGTTATAGTTTTTAGAGCCTACTTTCATACGAGACAGTTTGCGCTGCTCTTTTGCAATTTTCTCTTCACTCTGACGATAGAATCGCGGATAATTGGCAACTTCGCCGTTGCTGTCAACGTAAAAGTCATGAGAAGAATAATCCAAGCCAAGAGATTTCTCTTTAGTAGGAACAACAGACTGAATATCTTTCTCGAATTCATACAACAGCGAAATGAAATATTTACCGCTGCGAGTACAGCTGACAGTAGCACCTTTCAGTATCCAGTCAGCACCCGGTTGGCGGTGCTTCTTGATTTTCACCCACCCGATTTTGGGCAGTTTTATCGCTTCATAACCAAGCGCAAGGGTATGTACGACACTACCGTCTTTTGTTTTGTACGAATGAATGTTCGTTGTATAAGACATCTTGCTCTTGCGCTTACTTTTAAGTCTGGGAGCACCAACGGTTTTAGGACTTTCCAAATGGTGGTCATTGGCATCTTGCAAATCAAGCTGTGTGTTGCACAAAGCACCGCTATCTACTTCTTTAAGAAACGGAAACTCCTTTTTGTACTTAGCGGGCGTGGGAACAAAAAACGTTCCTGCTTCGTTAAGAAACTGCTGTGCGTCCATAAGCATACGGTTCCACGCAAAGCGAACACAACCAAAGGTCTTGGCAAGCAACACTGCTTGCGCTTCCGTGGGGTATGCTCTATATTGTATTGCGCGATTTAGCTTTACAACAGCCATTGCTTGTCACCACCTTATACCTTAATTTTATGCGGCTCGCACGTTTGTGCAACCTGAAATGTGTGGCAATTCCTCCCCCACATGAATGAGGGGGAATCCTTGCCACGTCTTCTTGAATGTCGGCAATCGTCTTGCAAAAAAGTTCCTTGGATATCATTATTCTCTCTCCCATACAAAAAAGAGCCCCACCAATGACTGGTGAGGCTTTGCATATCAGTAGCGATAATATCTCGGCACGATTTTGCCCTTGTCGTCATCCATCATCATGGCTGCAAAGGTCTCCATCTCTGCCGGGGTGAACTCAGCGGTATAGTCGAGCGTGGTGTCGAGTTCTTTGGCGACATCCGACATTGCCTGCAGGAATGCAGCAAATGTCGGGACTTCCTTGTCGGTCAGCGTCACGCCGGTGCAGATGGACAGGTAATCCTCCCCCACATCCGCAACATCGTCCTCTTCTCTGCCAAAGACGCCATGCACGGACTCGATAGCGGCAAGCATCTTATCTACCTGTGCGGCAGTGAACGGCGTATCGGGTTCGAGCGACATCTCGAAGGTGTAACAGAACCATTTATGGATGTCCTTGACCGCCGATTCCGCCACATAGTCGGGGTTGTCGCAGAGTTCCTTGCCGTCAAAGGACAGCATGACAACATTGCTCTCCACATCGTAGTATTCGAGGCCCTTGTAGCGAACCGCCTCGCAGCCGTATTCCTGCAGCACCTCGCTCCAGAAATTGTACCCATAGAAGTTCTCGGTGCTGAAAAAGTGAATCATCTCATAGGACAGGAACACCTCAACATCCACATCCGTCACCAGCCGGTCAAGGATTGCGGACATTTCCGGCGTGTGCTGCCAGTCGGTATCAAGACCTTTCAGACCCACGCCGCCGGTCTTATCCTGAACAAACAATACCGTCTTGCCATCGACCTTGATGCTCAGCTTATGCATCGACAAGGATTCGATGCTGGCGGAATTGATGAACTGAAGCAGATAATGTGCGAGGCAGCTGCGGATATCGTCCGCGTTGCTGTCCCCTTTCCGAATCGTGATGCGCTCAATGGCGACCAACTCAGTGCTCATGGTGTTCTCCTTTTTTCTGTAAACGGCAAGACTTATCCTGCGCAGCCAATGTTATAAACTTATTCGATTTTAGGTGATATTATATTGCTTGCAAGTAACTGACAGCCAGCTTGACGAGCACATACACGCCCGCGAGGTTTTCTGCGATTTTGCAGAGGTATGTCATGATGCTGAACTTCGTCAGCCCTCTCCGCTTGAGCCCGAACATTGCCACGATGGACGCAGTAAGAAGGAACGCGATGGACATCATAGCCTGAACGCCGACCAGTATAAAGACATTAAGGCTGAACTGCACCATGTACTGCGCCTGCACATTCTCGATGTTTTGAAGGCGTAAGGCGAGCTTCTCGAAAACAAACGCAATTCCGGTACAAAGCGCGATTGCGAGAAGAGTCTGATTCAACACATCGTCGATGACAGAAGACGGCTTCCCGCTCTCAAATTGCCGGAAAGCCGCCGTCGTTTTCTTCCCGAACTTGTAATCGTATACGGCGTTTCCCGCAAACAGCGCAGCTGACGACAGCATCAGTCCCGCCGTACAGACATTGACTATATCCATGCTGTCACCCCGTAGATTCATCAGAACGAGAACTTGCACTCACGGCGTTCGCGGCCGTTCCCGCCCCAGTAGTGACGCCAGCGCGGTGCTTTCCCGTCTCCCTCATTCTTGTACTTTTCTGCCACATGGTCGCCTACCTTAAAGACCTTGACATTGACTCTCTGTGCCTTGCCCTTGAACATAAACGGCTGACGGTCCTCTTTCTTGATAGGATTGAGGTGTACATCGGAACCTTTGCTGGCGAGGTAGTAGGCACAGAGCATCGCAAGACGCACATACGGCGTACCCTCGTTGTAGACGGGAGGAATCTCTTCCATCGTATCGGGGACCGCCACATCGGTGGTAGAGCGCTGATTCGCAGCTTTCTCAATATACTGTTTTGTGCTCCGAGTCGCTTCCGTTAGTGTCTGCCCCTCCTTAATCCAGGCGGGCAGAGACAGGAACGCATAGTTCTCCTTCTCATTCGCAACGCCACCGACCAACACGATGCCGATAAAGGTATCCTTGGTTTTGGGCTCGAACTCGATATGTACGAACATACCGCAGTAATCCTTGCTGTCATACAGCGGCAGATAGAAATCCTTGAATGCAAGGCGTTCGAGAATCTCGTGGTGGATGACGATATCGTCCGTATCCATCAGCAGTTCCTGAAAATCCTTGTCGAAGTCATAGACGACCTTCTCCCGCGCCCAGTTCCCGATAGTGTAGATGGGGAAAACCTGTCCCGCCAACTCCTTATCAAGGCCCGGCTGACGCATCTTCTGCGCGACACGGACACATTGCATCATGGCTTCTTTCGTGTACTCGTCAAGAGTCTTGCCTGCCGGGTCCTGAAAGTCGAAACCGATACGGTTCGAACGGGTAACGGCGTTTGCAACCAATGCGATTCTCAGCTGCTCGTTAGTCATAGTATTTCCTCCGTAATTTATGATATATTGATTTTTTACTTGAAAGCTGTTCGCCAGCAAAAGCTGTTGCCCACTGTCCGCCCCGTGGAGGCCGCTTTGAAAAGACAGTTAGCGGATTTCTCCGCCGTTACGCCTTGATGTGCAGGTGTTCGTTGATTTCTCGCTCAGTCTTGCCCTTAGTGAGGAAAACAGGCTTAACCTTGAACTCCTTGTCCTTTACGATGCGCTCTAAGCATTCCCATCCCTCGCTATCCGACAACTCGAAACCATACGGGTCAATATTCAGAAACAGCCAGATTGGTTCTGCTTGCGGTTCGCAGCACATCATCCAGACTTTCAGAATTTTTGTAATAGCGGCAATGCCCTTCTTCCAAGAAACCGCCATCACGCGGCTAACATCAAAGACCAGAAGCCGGGGTTCCTGCGCATTCTCGACATCGACCTTAACGGTATGTGCAAGGACAAAGCCTTCCGGAGTGGACTTATATTGCTTGACTGCCATCGGCACTTGTCCGGGGATGAGCCTGTCGTGGTCTAAGACAAGCGCTGCATAGCTGCCGGTAACATCGAACAGGATGATTGCATCGGTACTTTTCTTCAGAATCCTGGCAAGCTGCTGCTTGCACCACGATGCGTTGATGACCTCGCTTTTTCCTGTCACCAGCGTATACCAGGCGTTAGTTTTGATTATCGGTTGCATATTCTCCTCGCGCTTAGTGGCTTTATTCCATGATATATTTTTCGCAGTATTTAACCCATAGTGTGCTCCTCCGATTTCAGTGCCGTTTCCGTTCTGAACGCTATTATCCGGGGTGTAGTCCCCCACAACCCGCCGCACGTCATGTGGGGATGGTCGTCCCTATCGCAGCGAGGCTTGCGAAATAACCAAAAGAAAAACCGTGACCACGAACACGCAGCCACGGTTAAAAACTGCCAGCCAAAGGCGGTGACCGGCAGGATAGGATGTACAAGCGGGCAGACAAGATGGCAAATACAAAAAATCACACTCAGAAAGACTAACTATTAAAAGTCAAGCCCCAAAACAAAATTTTCGAGAGAAATTTT